GCTAAACGGGGAGATAGAAAGTGGGAGACCTCTAGATACAAAAGGTGCACACACCAAAGGCCACAATGACGACTCCATAGGGATCTGCTACATCGGTGGGATGGATGCTGAGATGAACCCCAAGGACACAATGTTCGAATGCCAAGAAGAAGCATTCAGAGAACTGGTGTTCTCACTACGCATGGTATGGGATAGAGAGTTGACGCTGCACGGGCACAATGAGTTCTCAGACAAAACATGCCCCAGCTTCAAAGTCAGCGAGAAGTTTGCAGATATACTATGAGAAAACGAGTTGACAACGTCATAGACGAAGATGACGTAAACTGGTTAAAAGCACAACCTACAGGTAAGCATCGTACCTGGGATTCTGCACCGCTCAAAAAAGTGCTAGCTCACATAGATGCTACCCCTACAGAAAACTCTTATTGGAGAGTAGAGTCTAAGCCTCAAGGACACGGGTGGCATATAGACACAGGCAGCAAAAAGCACATGCTTTGGTGCAGATATGGGGCAAGTGTACTGCTATCCAAACCAGATCAGTTTACTGGGGGCACACTTACCTACAGAGACAGGAAAGAAGATAAGATTTACCGTTCAGCCTACATCCACAGTTCTGACGTAGAGCACATGGTAACCCCACATGAGGGAAAAAGAACTGTACTACTCTTGTTTATATAAGACAAGTTTTTATATCTTTGCCTAAAACCAACACAAATGGCAAAGATCAACTTCCAACCCACACGTGACTGGGTAGTTCTCCCAGTTCAACGTAAGAATAAGACCGCATCCGGTATTACACTGCACGGGGGTGCAGAAAACTCACTACGTACGAACATACTTGAAGTAGTTGCCGCAGGACCTAAGTGTGAGATGGTCAAAGAGGGCGACACTGTCATGGTACATCCTACATCTGAAGGTCTAATTATAGACCTAAAGGGTAAGGAGTACGTAATGGTGAACGAATTTATGATCTGCGGTATTATCCCTAACTAATGGAGGGAAGCGTCACAGTGTCGTTAAAGTCTTTCGATGAGCTGAGGAGCGCTAAAGAAGCCACAGACCAGAAAGACCAAATGCTGCAAAGAGCGGCAAGAGAGTTAGAGGTATTCTTATCATTCTTGGTGACAAGAGAGAACATACAAGAATACCTAGATGAGTTTAACAGGCAATCCTCCACGTGTAGAATAAACCTAGATGAGGGGAGAGCTAAAATAGTTTTCAGAGATGGCCAGGAATATTAATATAGCAGTCAAAACCACATACCAGTTCTTGCAGGTATTCAACGGTATACTAGAGCTTACAGATAAAGAGCTACAGGTACTGTCTGCTTTCATTGACCTGGGCAAGACAGTAAACCTCTGCTCTGCAGATGCAAAGAAGAACGTAGCCAAAGAGCTGAATGTCAAAGACCCCAACACCCTGAACAACTACGTCAAGCGACTGAAAGACAAGGGTGCGATAGTGAAAACCAAGAACGGGTATAAGCTATCTAAGCTGTTGACCATATCTGAAGACGTTGTAACCATAAGCATACAGAATGCCACGCCCAATAGAGACAAGGTGGATCTATGACCCGTGGGCTATATCAGTGTACTACTCGCCCTCAGGAGATTCAGCAACAGTAATCATTTTTAATTTAGACTATGAGCAAGAAGAACAAGTTATCAGTGTTCCAAATGGTGAAGAATTTCGCTAAGGAAACTGTAGAATACGCCAAGCAGGGAGCACCTAACGTTAACGAAAGCGACTACCAAGATAGGCTGAACACATGCAATGGATGTGAGCACCTAAGAGAAAAAGAAGGTAGGTGCGGACTCTGCGGATGTGTGGTAGAACACAAGGCAAAGTGGGCAACATCAAAGTGCCCCGACGATCGATGGAAGCCACAGGTTGTAGGTAGTGGGGGAAAGACAGTCAAGCTGTCCAAGACAAAAGAAAATGCCGTATACAAGAAGCGGAGACTGCAGAAACTGAGAAATGAGCGAAAAAATAATAATTCAAAGACTAGCGACTAAGTATGCACTCCCGCTGCAGAAAGTTGAAGAGGCAGTCTACTACCAATTCAAATACACTGCACGCATAATAAAGGAGGGCAGCTTCGAACCAGTCAGATTACCATTCCTTGGTAAGTTTCACGTCCTACCAGGACGACTTAAACACTTGAACAATGAGCAATCAGTATCGCACAATACCAGATAAACTAATACGAGTCCGGACGCGTGACGGTACCCAACATTTCTGGCACGCAAATCTATTCAGAGGTATACGTAGAGTATCTGGGAACTATGTAGAAATATATTTTGGTACTATGCTGCGCCAAGAAGGTGGTGGAGGTAGCGGAACAAATGCTACAAACGAAATAGACGTAGTTAAAATCCGCTTCGAGGACGTTCAGGGTGGGGCCTGGGGTTCTATAATAAAGATGTGGGAGGAGATAATGACAGGTAAGTCTATAGTCTTCACTATAGCTGATACGTATGCAGACCCACCATTCTACAACCTGCAGGCAGGCGAGGTGAAGAGAAATACAGCGGTGCAAGCTGGGTCCTGGGACCTGGGCCCTGAGGGCGACGGCAGTTCATATTACGGCGAAACCACTTCACCAAACCTGAACGAGACGGATCTGAATTTAACAGTCGTAGTGGTTTACAGAGAGGAGTTCGATGGCACTCAAGAAACCTACCCATGAGAGACTTGATAACTGTTAGTAACAACGTAGTTATCCCAAGCGCGTACGCACTGACCATCGACGAATTCAAGAGTCTGAAAGGGCAGGAGCTGGGCGCTGTATACTTCTACACGGACCACCGCTCCCCCTACGCTGTGTATGAGGAAGAAGAGAGACAAACTAAAATAGGTAAGGATCTCAAGGTTAAGTTCACCCCAAAAGTGATGGGGGCAATAGATAAATATAAGGAACTATCAGAAACCTCAGCTATCAAGCTACTTAAATCTGCACGTAGTTCGGTAACTAAACTGGAGAGGTACTTTGCCACAATTAACTTGAACGTTTTAGATGACCACGGCAAACCAATCTACCACGCCAAAGACCTGATAGCCAACTTGGCAAACATGGGTAAAGTCGTAAACGGTTTGGAAGAACTGGAAGCCATAGTCAAGAAACACGAACAAAAGGACAACCCCAACAGAGGAGGAGTGATAACTAACAAGTACTCACAATGAAGATAGCAATCGTAGGAGCATCCAATCAGCTCAAGAAGAAAGTGAAAGCTTTTATAAGTGACCTGGGAGTGAAGTGTTCGCGCAAACCCCTGCATGTCAGAGAACTGTCAGCTTGCTACTATGACTGCGCTCTTCTGAGGTCTAAGTCTGTCTTTGTTAATCCAGTGATACAGAAGGACATAGCCATCAAACAACTGGACCACATCAAAGAAAGAAAGATACATGTGATATATATATGGAGTTCCAGCAAGTACCGAAGAGGCGTGATGCTTAACGAACAAGCTAAGCTTAACAAAGACTACATAGCTCTATCAGTTAGCGAACTAGAGTTGCAGTCTGAAACTGCTATGGGTTGGAGCAAAATAAAAACGTATGTTCAAAAACTCCAGTAAATACTCACCTGCTGCTCAGCACTACCTAGACTTCGGGTTCTACACCGATGCGTTGCCGGGCACGCGAGAGTACTACGACTACTGGGACGAACAGAAAGAGAGATGCACGCAGGGATATTTAGACATAACGGGGTATCACTATTTCTACCTAAACTTCTGCCCTATAGACCGAGTCGTAGACGAGTTCCTGGCAGATGGTACAAAGATCGCCCGAAGAGACAGAACATTTCCTGCCTTCTACGACGGAGACCACCAGTACTTCACTGCGGTAGACGAGTGCAGAAAAACAAACAGGCATATGGTCGTCTTGAAAGCAAGACGTAAAGGTTTCTCGTACAAAGCTGGGGCTATGCTAGCCAGGAACTACTTCCTGATGCGTAACTCCAAGAACTATGTGTTCGCCTCGCAGAAAGAGTACCTGATCGGGGATGGACTGCTCAGCAAAGCTTGGGACTTCCTGTCATTCATAGATGACAACACGGCATGGACGCAACCTCGCCTGCGTGACCGTGAGATGCACAAACAATCCGGGTACAAGAAGAACGTAAACGGGGCAGATGTTGAACTTGGGATGAAGTCCCAAATCATAGGGGTATCGTTGAAGGATAACCCAGACAAAGTCCGTGGTAAAGCAGGTGATCTGATTTTCTTTGAGGAGGCAGGTTCATTCGGAGGACTGCTGAAAGCTTGGGAAGTGGCTATGCCTACAATGCGTCAGGGCTCAAAGACACTGGGTACCATGATAGCATTCGGTACGGGTGGTGAAGAGGGCTCTGGGTTCGAGGGTATGGAGGAATTGTTCTACCACCCTGAGTCGTATGATTGCATGGCATTTGACAACGAGTGGGATGCAGGAGCTATGGGAACTGTCTGCGGATACTTTGTCCCAATCTACCAAAACCTAGACGGGTTCATAGATGAGAACGGTAACTCTATGATAGAAGAAGCCAAGAAACATGAAGAGATACAAAGGGAGAAGAAGAAGGGAGCTAATGACCCAAAGGCGCTTGACCAGTACGTCGCGGAGCACCCATTCACCCCTCAAGAAGCGACGCTACAAGTCACAGCAAATCTTTTTGATGTCAACAGTCTTAAAGAGCAGTATAACAAGGTTAAAGCTCATGGCCTACAGACTGAGGGGACAGCAGGAGTAATGTACTACGACAAAGACGGGAAGGCATCGTTCCGACCATCTGGAGATGTCCAACCAGTCTACAAGTTCCCACACAGAAAAGGGGATAAGACAGAGGGGGCGGTAGTGGTATACGAAGCACCCTACCTAACGAACGAAAAAGAAGTGCCTCACAATTTGTATCTTATCTGCCATGACCCTTATGCTCAGTCAAAGTCTACGAGCAATGAATCGCTTGGGGCTGCATACGTCATCAAGAGACCAAACAATCTATCCAAGCCGGATGATATAATAGTAGCAAGCTATGTCGGGAGACCACAAACACAGGATGAGTACAACCGCAATCTATTTATGCTGGCGGAGTACTACAACGCAAAAATCGGGTTCGAGAACGACCGTGGAGAGCTCATTGCTTACGCGAAGAGATATCGCAAACTACATAAGCTACAAGAAGAATTTGAAATGCTGGACAAGCGAGAACTGCGATCCAGAAATGTAAGACGCCAGTACGGGATGCACATGACCGAGCAGCGGAAGCGGCAGGGAGAGTTGTACATCAGAGACTGGTTGGTGACACCAAGACACACAGATGAAGACGGTAACGTAACACTTAACTTGCATAAGATATACGATCCCGGACTTCTCCAAGAATTGATTAAATTTAACCACAGAGGAAACTTCGATAGGGTAATGGCTTTCATGGTGGGTATGTACCACACGCGAGAGTTATATAATAGAGAGGTAACCGAAATTCTATCCGATAGATCTACGGACGACTGGTTCGACCGTATTTATAAGTAATTTTAGCCAGATGTACGGTACCCATAAAATACCGCAACAGCGTATCCCGAGGTCAAAGAAGACGAAGAAGTGGGCAGAGGAATGCGTTGAAGCCTACATAGATATGTCTAAGTTTGGTCTGTCAGAGCGCCGCTCCAGACTGAAAGCCTTGTATGAATACTACAACGGTAACATCGATGACGATGACTACAAGTATGTGCTTAAGCCGTACGGGAAAACGAGAAGCAACTTCCCATCAAAGCTGCGCAACTACCCAATCATCAAGCCCATCATTGACCTGCTGCTGGGGGAGAAGTCCAAGAGACCTCTGAACTACAGCGTTATCATAGCCAATGCAGATGCAGTCACTCGCAAAGAAGAGGCTAAGAAGCAAGCATTGTTTACTCAGGTTCAGAAGATGTTCTTGAATGAACTGGCTAGAAACTCAGACCTTGTAGGCAACCCCGAAGAGATCCCACTCCCAGAAGAAGTACTGGAGCAGTTCGAGCGTACATACGTAGACAACAGAGCCATCAAAGGACAGGCTGCGTTGAACTACATCATGCAGCATCAGGAGATATACGACAAGTTCCAGAAAGGGTTCTTCCACTACCTGGTGACGGGTGAGGTGTACTCGCACAAAGGCGTGCGTAATGCAGAACCATTCTACGAGATACTTAACCCTCTTGATATAGACTTCGATAAAGACCCAGACATTGAGTTCGTGGAGGACGGGGACTGGGCCATCATCAGAAAGTTTGTGCACGCATCAAGCGCAGTGGACATGTTCAGCCCGTATCTCACGCCTGAACAGGTGTTGCAGTTGGAGAACCCAAAGCAGCAGTCTACTGAGTCTTACTTGTTGTACAGATCAGAGGCTACAGGGTCAGATGACAACATCTATAGAAACAGACTTATCGAAGTAGTTACTGTATACTGGAAGTCACGCAAGCGCATTGGGTTCTTGTCTTACAAAGACAAAGTCACAGGAGTCATCGAAGAGATGCAGGTTGAGGACGGATTCCGTATCCCGCAAGAACTAAAAGAACAAGGAGCTAAGATTAAATACGAGTGGGTCAATGAGGTGTGGGAAGGCACGCGTATAGACGGGGACTTCTACATCAAGATGAACCCCATCTCCAACCAACGTACATCACTTGACAACCCATCACTCTGCAAACTACCAGTCAATGGACGAAAGTACTCAGACATCAACGCTGACAACATATTAATTGTATCACTGGGTGTCCCATTCCAGCTCAACTACAACATCTTTAAGTATAGAATGGAGTTGGCGATCGCAAGATCAAAAGACATCATAGCCCAGTTTGACATCAACATGATACCCAAGAAGTGGGACATGGATAAGTTCATGTACTTCGTAGAAGGTACAGGTATCGCGTGGGTAGATTACAACAAAGAAGGGATACAGCTGTCACCGCAGCACCAGTCTGTACTTGACATGTCTATCAAGACAATCGACCAGTATCTCAATCTTCTCGAGTCCATCATGCAGGAGTGGGAGAAGATATCAGGAGTCAACAGACAAAGACAAGGTGGTATCGGGCCGTACGAAGGCAAGGCTACATCACAGCAGGCAATCGTACAGTCATCGCATATCACCGAAGACATCTTCCGTAAGTATGCACGCTTTGAACAACGTGAGTTGCAAGGCTTGATCGATTACTCGAAAGAAGCCTGGCTCTCAGGTAAGAAGGCCATGTACGTTATGCCTGACATGACTACTGAAATGATCGACATCGACTCTATGCAACACATGGAGACAGAGTACGGCATCTTCGTGTCTGATGCAGGTAGAGACCAAGACAAGCTTGAACAAGCTAAGATGTTGTCTCAATCTATGATTCAGAACGGGGTACCAGCTTCTGCAGTACTTGACCTGTTCGATACTGAGAACTACGCAGGCATCAAGGATAAGATCAAGAAAGCTGAGAAAGCACAGAAAGAGTTGGAGCAACAACAACAGCAAGCTCAACAGCAAGCTCAAGTTGAACAGCAGAAGACTCAGCAGATGCAGATACAGCAGCAGGCTGTCGACAAAGAGAAGGACAGACAGTTGCAGATCGAGTTGGCGCTTATCAAAGCTGAAGCTTCAGACAATCAGGATAGGCTGAACATTGACATGGCCAAGATGCAGCAGAACTTTGAGATAAAGCAGAGAGAGCTAGATCTTAAGCAGCAAGCCCTTAACAAAGAGGGTGACCTAAGACCTGACGGAGAATGACAAACGCTGATCGTAGGAGATTGCTAGAGGAGTTTAGAGCATCCGGTATGGAGGGCTCTATACTTGACGTATACAAGGCCTACGCTCAGGGTACCGATTTGTTGGCTGAACATAGACAGCAACAAGAACAGGCTAAGCCGCTGGTTGCAGAAACGCCTGAACAACAGAAAGAAGGGCTGAGGCCCTACCACAAAGCCGGGGAGTTCAATCAAACTATGGTCTTCCCTGACGTCCCTCCTAATACCCCGTTCAATACGATAGGTATGAAAGCACCTATCAACATTAAGAAAGTAGATGAGCAGGGACATCTGATACAGTCATACGAGAATGTACCCCCCGGCATAACCAACTTGCCTACGGGACCAAATCACGGTACCGTGATAGAAACCCCAGCTACGTATCAAAAAGGGGGAGAAGTAAAAAAGATGCAGACTGGTGGGGCTAAGGACGATAATAAAGAGGAGAAGCAAAAAGTATCCTTGACGTGGTCAGAAAAACACAAGCTGGATAAGAATACAGTTCCAGGCACCAGAATCATGACGTTTGAAGACGGCACTCAAATGCCCGTCTTGTTAGGGACAGCAGAGGTAGTAGCAAAGAAAGACAGGAAAGGATTAGACTCTGTAGAAGACGCTGTTAAAAGAACAGGGTCAGGCATTGTAGGAGACTACGCCAAGACAGATAAGTCTAAGCGAAAAAAGTTTGAGTCTGGGGTAAGAGAAGACATCAATACTGCAGGCAACAACATGATAAACGTAGCTACAGATGCAATGTCATGGCCGGGTAGAGTTACTACAGGCTCACTCCTCAATGCTGCTACAGGAAAGAAAATAAATACAAACCCGTTTGCCTACACAGATGCAGCCAGAGGTATAAAACAAGAAAACTACTCCCCGTCTACAACACTAGGCCTAACTGGGGCTAAAGCAGTAGCAGCAGATATAGCATTTGATCCTGCAGGTGCATTTATGACGGGAAAGGGTGCCCTAGGACTGTTTAGAGCCCCCGCTAGATTTGGGTTGACCTACTCTAAAGTTCCTTTTGGGTA